ATGATAAAACAGATATACACTGCAATTACAAGTCAGTTCCAATACATAACGGGAACTACCATAAGTCAGATTGGTTTATATAACTCTCAATTCGACTATTTGGGCGATAATGATAAAACGGCAAAGGAAACGGTTGTATTCCCGTGCCTGCTGGTAGAATTTATAGGCGACATTACCTACATGCCGTTAAGTTTGAACGTCCAACAAACCGATGAATGTATTATCAGAATACATATAGGTACTGATACAAGCCTTGTTGATAATGATACATCAATATTCGACCTGAAAGACGAAGTACACACGGTACTACAAGGATTCTCACAACAGGGATTTAATAAGCTTTTTAGGGTCGCCGAACGGCAGGACGTGAACCACTCAAATATTAATAAGTGGGAGATTGATTATAAGACGGCTTTCAGAGATTACAGCACCTATTTATACCCTAATACAACTACAATCACGGGAACTACTATTACCTATTCAATATAATAATGGCTCAAAGCGTCAACGACATACAAAATCAAATATTAACGGCTATAACCGCCAATGTAAATTTGCAGGCATTAACCAGCCCAAGCCAAACCGCATATTACAGGCTTTGGACGTTTATAAGCGCAGTTAACTATCAGATTGAGCAACAAATGTGGGATGAAACTCAGGTTCAATTGCAACAGTTACTATTCCAAAACGCGCCTGGCACTCCACAATGGTTGGCAAATCAAGTATTGCAATACCAATACGGTTACGTTGTTCAACTAAACAGTAATTACCAGCCTTATTATCCAATAATAGACACAGGCGCAACCATCGTTACGCAGGTTGCGGTAAATACGGACGCTAGTAATAACGTTCTTGTTAAAGTCGCAACTGGTTCAATTGGCGCTTTATCGCCTTTAACACAAGATCAATTGGACGGATTGACAAGTTATATTGACGCAATCTCTTTTTGCGGGGTGAACGTTATAACCACCACCGCCGACGCTGACAGGCTTTATGTTCCAGCCACCATTTATTATAATGGACAGTATCTTTCAGGAACTGTCTTAACAAACGTAGTGAGCGCAATAACTGAGTACTGTTATGGTATTCCTTTTGATGGTAAGATATTTTTGTCCCAATTGGAAACGGCAATTCTGGCGGTTGCAGGGGTAGAGGACTTAACTTTTGGAAGCGTAAGCGCAAGACAGGCCACAAATCCATACGGCACTGAGCAAGTCCCCGTTACAAGGACTTATCTCACAACGGCAGGCTATATTATCCCAGAAGATACCGCAAGTTTTACTTTGAATGATTCTCTTTTTATGCAATTAGACACAGATTAAAATGGCAGAACAAAACGTTTTTCAAATTGACTATAGTCAAACCACGCAAGCGCTTATGCCTCCCAGTAATCGGACGCCAATTCATTTCGCTTGGTTATCGTGTCTGGCAAACCCTTTGCAAAATGACCACAACTATAGGTTTAATACTTATGTTCCGTTACTATTTAAACAAGCGCATTACAACAGCCAGAAAATCGTATTAACTCAAATATTAAATGATTTGGTTGGGGCAGTATCGGCGCCTCTTATTTATATAGTAAATAATAGCGGGGCGACGAATAGCGAGGCGTTTATATTTAATGAAAGCGAAAATGAAGATACTTGTTATATCTATAATGAAGATGAAGGACAGGATACGACTTACATTTATAATATAACTGAAGAATTATATATGCCAGATTTTACCGTGTACGTCCCCGAAACATATTATAACAGTAGCCAAGATTTAATTAAAGCCAATGTACGGCAATATGCAATAGCGGGAGTTTCTTATCAAATAGATTCCTACTAAATTAACTTAATAGAAATGATAAAAATATTAACCAATCCAACGATACCTACAGGCGGTTTTCCGCTATACGGGGTGCAACTATCTAACCTGCAAAATGAGATATATAACGCTCTTTATTCAGGATATTACAGGTTCACAAATGAGAGCTTTATACTGTCTGGTTGCCAAATAAGTAATATCGTTACAGGGTCAAGTCCTTCAGTTACCATTAGTCCAGGTTATGTTTTTCTTAATAATTCCACAAATGGCACTGATACAATCTATTTTACGGGAGGTACTTTCGCTTATCCGTTATGGATTTGTGAAGATACGCCTACTACCACACAATTGCAGTTTAAAAACGGAAATGTGCAAAATGCCGTGGTAACAAAAAATATTAAAGCTGTAAACAGTAATCCAGGTGGCGCTTGCATAGAATTTAATCCATATACAAGCAAGACTTTTGAAAAATTAAGTCAGAGGTATGGCAGGTTTATAGGCGAGGTTTTCGACTATTCAGGAAGTTTTGTAAACAGTAACGGTTTTCCTTTATTCGATTCTACGGGGCTGGGACTTGATTATTTCGATGGTTTCGCACTCGCGAATGGTCAAAATGGAACAAAGGATTTGAGAGGGCAGTTTATCGCAGGCTTAAATCCTGACGATAGCGACTACTTATCCATAGGACAAACGGGAGGGGCAAAAACGGTAACGCTTGCTACTGATAATATACCATTGCATACCCACAATGTAACTGTAAGCGGTCAAACGATAACTCCTAACGCCGTAACAAGCGTCTTGGGTGGCTCTTCAATAGGGACGGCTAATAATGGAAGTGGTTTAACGTTATTTACCAATCCACAAATGGTAGCAAGTGGAACTTTCACAACTGACGGCGGTAATGGCACAGGTTCAACTCCAATTGACAAGCGACCTCCTTATTATGTATTGGCAAAAGTCCAACGGATAAATTGATGTCAAAATGAATCGTCAAATAGTTTAAATTTATCCCAATTCTTTTTGATAAGTGATAAACTACTATTTAATGACTTATTGAAATACTTGATATTAGTGTGCAAATCTTTCGCCAGTTGCGTATTGCTTCGCCTATATTTCTTTTCGGCGTCTTTGTTCTGCATATACAATAGGAATATCTGGTAATCTTTGTTTGTGAAATTACTTTTAACGAACTCCAATATATCATTCCTCTTTGTATCGGTGTTGATGTCCCGTTCCTCCTTAATAGCCTGCTTAAAAGCTTCGTTATCGTCAAGTGAATCACTCTTTAAATACAGGTAATCAAATGCGTTCTCACCTTTTGAAAAAAACATGTTATTATAGTTCATCAAATTAATTCTTAAGCTAAAATAGAAGTAATTCAGATAGCACTTCTTATTTTTTACAGTAATTCCTTTTTTTAAAATGGTATTGTAGCAGTTGTAAATAGTAGTCTGCATCGTATCATCAATACCTATAACCGTATTCACGTACCTTTTGTACTCTTTGAATACTTTTGATGTGAAATTCTCCTTTATATGGTTGTAGCCCCTACATTCCTCATATTCATTAGTTGCGGGGTAACCTTTACTTACTATTTCTAAAAACTCCCTTGCTTGTTCTTCATTTGTCATATTTATATACGAAGTATTATTTACTATTTACTATTATAACTTCATTCATTATATAATTATGAAAGAAAAACAAAATCTTGACAAATTAAAGAACTATTTACTATCTAATATGAAGCAATTGGCGCAGGGGTATAACCATAATGAGTTTTACCACCTTGTTTGCGGTTTATCAGAGACAGTACTCAATGAATCGTTTCATAAAGACAAAATAACCGATTGGAGTTACTATTCAAGTTCGATATATGGGTATTTACAATGTTGTGAGGTTATTCTTATCCCTTGCGCTTTGGATTGCATTGCAGTTTTGGAACGTGAAACCTTAAAGGAGTTAATAATAGTTGAGGAATTTTTGCCCTGCGCTAATATTGTTGAGGCATGTAGGCTATTCAGAGATATTTTTGAAAAATGAATCTATTTATATGATATGGACATAATCGCAATCTAATTTAAAAATGCACCAATTACAATTAACTATACTCTCAATAGTAGGGTCAATAATAACCTATTTCACTGGGATTTTCACTGGAATACTACCCGCAGGAATAGTAATGACCATTGTAACTACGATTATTATTAGCTCAGTGGCATTTTTAACAAATTATTTTTGGCGATGGCTATTAAAAGTAAAAGACAGGGAAAAAATTGATAACAATGAACTTTAATTTAAAGAATTACGGCGGTGGCAAGAGCAAATTACTATTACGCTTGTCTATGTTCTTCAAAGGAGTTACGGGACTGCTTGCAGTGAGCACCTACATTATGGCAAACCCAACATTGGCGGTCGTAATCGTAGTAATAGGGGCGCTTGCGACTGAAGCGGTTGAATTTATTAAGGAAGAACAAAAAGAAGATGCCAGCGATACAACAAAGCACGATTAATTTTTTAAAGAAGGAAGAAAGTGAGCGTTACAATGCTTATAAAGACAGTTGCGGTAAATGGACGATAGGCGTAGGACATTTAATTAACCTCACAACCGAACATGCGTTATTAACCGAAACTCTGACGGAACAAGCCGTAGAATCACTTTTAGGGCACGATTTAATTACTACTGATTATATTATTAAGAAATACATCAGAGTATCATTAAATCAAAATCAATATGACGCCATTACCAGCTTTATATTTAACGAAGGACAAGGGCACTTTGCAGAATCCACGTTATTAACTAAGATAAACCAGAACGCTTCCAGACAGGCAATAGAAGATGAATTTTACAAATGGGATAAGGGCGTGGTTAATGGAGTACTTACTGATATTGCGGGGCTACTGAATAGGAGAAAAGCCGAAGCAAAACTATACTTTTCATAAAACTATGTGTAAATATAAAGAACAACCGCCATCAGAGCTTAGTCATTTCAGTAAAGAGCATTTTTCATATTGGAAAAAAGAATATGAAAAGCTATTTAAAAAGGACAGGGATTAAATTATGGACAAGTTTTTAAAAGAAAACAGTAATTAAATCCTGGTCAAGTCCTTTTAATACGGACATATAACGCTCTTATGTTCATTATTTTGAACAAAATGAACATTTTTTACAATTAACAGTAAATTTTATTTTTTGCCTAATATTTATTTAAAAAACAGATAAATGAGTGAACTTATGACAATCCAACCAACCCAACAACGCCCTTTAGAAGGCTCTTATGTTGTTGAATACCAATTTATACAACGTTTTTGTCTCAGCAACCCAGACATAACTAAGTTTAATTACAGCGAGTTACGTTATGATAAGACTGATTTTTGCTTTAAAAGTGGTCATACAAATGTTGTTGCTGAAGCTAAACAACGTAACTACCCATCTAATAGTAAGTACGGCTTTGATAGTGAGGGTTGGTTTCTGGAGGTTATTAAAGCGGAGGCGTTAAAAAAATGGCATTTAGCTGGTTACTCCACGATGTACGTTAATACTTATAGCGATGGGGTTACTTTGGTATGGGATTTGGCAGGCTTATTCAATGGCGCTCATTCATTCGTTGAAACGGTAAGAAATTTGCCCGAAAATAGCGCCACATTAGAGCATCCTAAAGGCTCTGGTGATTGGATTGATAAAAAAGTATACTTACTCCCAACAAGTAATGCATGTTACAAATTTAGAGTAATATAATATGGAAAATGAAATAAAATTTGATAAAGAAAAAGTTAGAGCTATGGTTATTCAATTACTTATGACTTCTATTAAAGATTCTGAAAGATTAACAACTAAATAATACTACTACTATTACTATGGAAAATAACGTTAAACGCACCTTTTTTAATAAAGAAGGTGGTCTATGCTTCGAGTTGGAAGATGGCATAATAAAAGCCCTGCAACGTAAGCATAACAATATTTTTTCTATTTGGCTTACTTCTAATGAGGTTGAAATTATTAGAAAAAAAGATGAACTAACCAAAGAACTAACCAAAGAACCTAATAAAAGCCTTTGGCAAAGCATTAAAGATTTTTTTTAAAGTCCAGCTAATCAACCCGTTTAGACGTATTCGGGAGTATTTAACCAGTTTATTTCAGTATTTTCTCAATTATTCAAAGCTTTAAAAAATATTGTACAAGGCAGGAAGTACAGGTGCTCGGTGCAATCTTATTAGTTTCATCTAACAGTAAAATATGCTGGCTTTTATGCTTATTTTACTGATTTTTGTTATTATGATTAATCTTATAAGAGGTTATTCTAACAGTAATTGCTAAAAAAAACAGCATTAAGGCTTGTTTCTACAAGGTTTCTGCAATTATTACTTAACTAGCTGATCTATAATCTTAAATGTGGTTCTGAGAGAATCAATAATGCCTTTTTTGCTCCAATCTTAATAAAATTCTACTGTTTGCTACTGTTAGATGAAAAACAGGATTATTTTGAGAAAACTTTCAAGGCGGGTGGGCTTGGTTTGATATAGTTTTGCTTAATATATCTTTATATGTTCAGCTAATGACTTAGTAAAGGTATCTAATGTAAATTCTGACATTTTAATAGTAGTTTGATGTCCTTTTCTTTTATTGAAAGCTATCTTTACATTTCTTTCTGCTACAAGAACAGAATTTATATTAACATCTTCCGAAAGAACTTGCGTTTCAAAAGTTAAATCACAAGTCTTTAATACTCCCGTTTGTATTGTTAACATATATGAGTTCTTTTTTCTGTCATTATGTGTAATTTTATAATTATCCCCTACAGCTTTATTTATTTCCCTTATTGCTTTTGCCAATTCACTTTGAAAAATCTTTTCTGATTCAGTATATTTTTCAATTTGCTTTTGTAGTTTCTCTTTATCTGTTTTACTTAATTCTTTTAATCGTTTATTTTTTTCCGATTCTTCATTTGCTAAATTTTCTAAATCTTGAATTGCCATAGATAGTTTAATTTTTATGTTATACTTTTTTATTTGTAAAATAGCTAAACATTCTAGGCATACAAATTAATTCCATAGTTATTAAATATTTATTTTATGCTTAGAGCTGACGCCGAAAAACTAGTAACTGAATACAAAGATTTAATAGGAACATACCTTGCCAGAAATTCTACATCATGTATTCTTTCATTTGGCGTCGAAAGATTTTCTGAAAATGATTTTTTAATTGAGGTCGTACTTGAAAAAGGGACGTTGCCAAATTTAGAGTTTGAAACGAAAGATCAGTTCATTGCCTGGGGAGAATCTTTAAGGCACAAAAAAACCTCCCGAACCCGAAGGTATAAAGGAGGTTAA